TGTTTTTAACATTGAAGAAAATGACCATATGGATGCCTTGCGCGAATACCTTGGTAATAGGGGTCTTGATGAAGAATCCATTAGAGAGTTTTCCAATAGAGTGTTGGAAGGTAAGTATCCAGAACGCCAGGCCTATAATGCAAAGGGAATTCTTGTAACCTTCCCAACTCCTGAATATAAGGCTAATGCTATTAAGGCTGGCACACATTTTGAAAAAGACCCAACCAAGGGCGCATCGAATCTTTTCCAAGAACCAGTTATAAAAAATCCAACTCCACCACCAGAAGATAAAGAAAAGCCGGATTCGCCGCCAAAAGATAAATCTTCTGAACCAAAAACAAATTTACCAGTATCTCAAGCAGCGCCACCGGCATCTGATGATACGCCGTCGGAACCTGTTCAAGCTCAGACAACCGCTGCTCCACAACAGACTCCTATGGCACCAGGAGCACCACCAGAAGCGGTAGAACCAACCGAATTACCACCCGCACCAATAAAGTCTCCCGCAGAAAGAGAAGCAAATAAAAATGCTATCAAGACGATGTTGAAGGGTGATGATTATATGTTGGAGGAAGTTGTACAATGGCTTATTCACCACGCCCCGCCACATCTGCTTGAGAGTATAAAACGAAAACTATGAATGAGAAGAGACAGTTGCTCTGCACGTTTGCGGATATAAACTCTTTCAAAACAGCAATAGAAGAAATCAAAAAATCTTACACGGTTTACAATAATCGGTTTTTTGTTTTTTCTAACGTGAATGTTCCCAAAGAGGTATTCATCACTTACAACATAATAAGTGAAGGGAAGGAATTTCCAAAATTCCCGAATACTATTTCCATCCATAGAAAGAAACAGACGAACACACTTTACACTTTAAACGCTATGAATCAAATTATTAAAGATGAAAACAATGGCGTGTTTGACAAAACATTTTCAGTAAATTGGGGGTTATACAATAACTCTTTAATAATAACTGGAATACCTTCAATTAAGATTCTATCCATCAAAATTCTGGAAGTGGTAAATTAGAAAAACGCAAAAAAATAAAAACTTTTTTGACTTTTTTTAAGTTGATTTCTGGACGGTTTGTGTCTATCTTTCATACTTATTAGCAGCAAAACAAGATTCAACCAAGATAGGTTGATGATTAATAAAAGCTACTTAAATTAATTAACAGAAAGATATAATTATGGCACTTAACCAAGATAAAGTCCGCGCTAAATTGGCGTCTTTTGACAAGACGAAAAAGGGCGGCAAAAAACTCACCCCAGAACAGCAAGAACGAGTAGATCGTATCAAGCAATATATTTGGAAGCCTGAACCAGGTAAACAAGTAGTTCGCATCGTTCCTAATCAATACCAGACCGATTTTCCTATTATAGAATTGCGCTGGCACTATGATTTTAACGGTGATAAGATTAGCTATCTTAGCCCATCAAGTATTAACCAACCTGACCCAATCGTTGAGTTGGCAAACAGACTTGAGAAGGTAAAGGAAAGCTGGCTCAAGGGTAGAAAGATGCAACCAAAGATTAGAACCTACGTTCCTATCATTGTTCGTGGTAAAGAAGAAGAAGGTGTAAAATTCTGGGGATTCGGCGCTCGTGTGTGTGAGCAGTTGATGACGGTCATGAACCAGCCAGAAGATTACGGCGATATCACCGACCTTACAAACGGTTGTGATATTCAGGTGGATTTCAAAACCGCAGAGGAATTGAAAGCAGATTTTCCTGATACGAAGATTCTGATTAAGCCAAAACCCCGTCCGGTGATTGACCCTGCCCATCCAAAGGCAAAGGAAATCATGGACTTAATCACAAAGAAGCAGCCAAAGATATTTGATATCTATACTCCTGCTACTTATGAGGAATTGGCCGCAGCTCTTGAAGTCAAATTGGAAAATGAACGTAGCGGCCAAGCCGCAGCTTCACAACCAAGAGGCGCAGAGAGAACAGCTTCGGCTCCTGCTGAAGACGACAATGTAGTTCTTCCAACAGAAGAGCAAATCGAAGCAGCCAGTGCTCCCGTCCCAGTGGCGGAAGTAAAGGCAGAGCCAGTTTCACCGTCGGCCGAAAAGGCAAAGAAAGTCAGTGTTGAAGATTTCGATGCTGCTTTTGCAAACATATTCCCTGAAAAGAAGTAAGGTGAATTAAAACAAAGAAAATGCTTGAAATGCTACGCAGAAATGCGTAGCATTTCTTTTTAATAGGAGAAATATAATTTATGCCAAAAGGAAAATCTGTACATGTAGATGGTGAAGTTGACGCAGTTCAAAAAGTAGAAAGAAGTGAACTTGCTGAGTTAGTGTGTAAAGCACTGAATAAATCACAAACCGATGGTGCTAAAGTAGCATTCTTCCTTGATGAAGAAGAAGACCCGTCAATGGTATCCGATTGGATTTCCACCGGTAATTCATTGCTAGATTTAGCTATTTCAAATAGAAAAAATGGTGGTCTTCCTGTAGGAAGAATTGTTAGTTTGGAAGGCCAAGAGTCATCAGGTAAATCATTGGTAGCTGCCCACATTTTAGCAAATACGCAAAAAATGGGTGGGTATGGTGCTTTGATTGACACGGAAAATTCTGCCGCTCCCGAATTTTGGAAAGCTGTCGGTGTGGACATTAGAAGCCTTGGATACGTTCAGTTATTTACAGTTGAGGAAATCTTTTCTAAAATGGAAGAGATTATTGGCGTAGCTAGAAAGTTTGATGAAAAGCAGTTGGTAACGATTGTTGTTGACTCACTAACACAGGCTTCGTGTGAAACTGAAATGGAATCTGCACACGGTAAGGATGGTTACAATACTTCAAAAGCCATCATCGTTTCAAAAGCTTGCAGAAAGATTACAGGTCTTATCGGAAGACAGAGGATTCTTGTGGTATTCACCAATCAGCTTCGTATGAATATGAAAGCTGTAGCGTTCGGCGACCAGTGGGTGGTTCCAGGTGGAAAGGCTATGGCCTACACAGCATCTGTTCGTATTCGTCTTAATAACGTCGGCCAGCTAAAGAAGGGAAATAGGATTATCGGTAATAAGTGTAAAGCAGTTGTTACCAAGAATCGTATGGGTCCACCAAAGAGAAATGCTTTGTTCGAAATACATTATGATTCAGGTGTTCAAAATCTAAGTAGTTGGTTGGACTTTTTGAAAGATAACAATTTCGCCAAGAAAGACGGCGATAAATACAAAATCAAGTTAGCTACTGACACGGCTACTTTTAGTGTGCCTGAATTTGTTGGAAAAATAAATTCCGACCAGGCTTTCAAAGATGAAGTGTATGACATAATTGCTTCTCAATATATTATGAAGTATCGTGACCCAAATAGTCAGATTATTGAAGATATTGAAGTAGAAGATGTAGAGGATGATGATTAATATGAGAGTAACAGAAAGACAGCCAGATAAATTGGGTGCCTACAGTAATTCTGTTGGTGGTGGAGCAACTTTTTATTTCAAAAAGTCAGAGTGGGACCATGTATTCTCAGAAATACAAGAATATATAAACGGAATAATTAATAGAAATAATGGTCATGTTTTGAACATGGATTTCAATTTCTATACTAACGGAGCAACCTTTTATTGGTGGAGAAAACTTACCAACGATGAAAAGGCTAAAGTGAAAGAATTAAACAAGATAGAAAATTCTTCCAGAAGGAAGAAAGAAAAAGCTATAGCAATTAAACTTGCTAAAAAATACAAGTTGATTAAATAATATGCATGGAAGATTAACAGACCTACAGGACATTACATCAAAAGAATTGACTCCTGAGGATTATATTCTTGTGTCTGATGTTTGGGATAAGGAAGCAAAGGGAAGTGTCTCAAAAAGAATGCAAGTAGATGAACTGATGAAATACATCAGAGAACATTTCTTTGATTATGGCGGTTAATGCAAATGACGTATTCTCCATTTGGGAAAATATCAAAGCGGAGAAAAAATTAGCAATGGAAAAGGGCATCTGCGGCGCATTGAAAAAAGAGGTCCTAATCGTTGATGGTTACAACACGTTCATTCGTTGTTTTGCGGCAATACCTACGCTTAATGAGGATGGACTACATACTGGGGGTATGTCCGGCTTTCTAAAGAGTGTTGGATATGCCCTCAAAATGTATAAACCCGATAGGTGTGTGATTGTTTTTGATGGTGTGGGTGGTTCATTTAAACGACGAAAAATCTACTCTGAATACAAAGCCCATAAAAGAACAAAAGTCCGTCTTAATAGAATTTACGAAGATACATCTTTGGGTGATGAAGAGGTATCGTTAAAGAAACAACTTCAACGATTGGTGGTCTATTTGACTCTTTTGCCTGTAAGTGTAATTTCCTTGGATAACGTAGAAGCCGACGACACTATGGCTTATTTGGCTTTAGACCACTTCAAAGATTGGAACTCCACAATAATGTCGGCAGACAAGGATTTCCTACAGATTGTGAGCGATAATGTAAAGGTCTGGAGTCCGACAAAGAAAAGGCTCTATGGGCCTCAAGACGTAATAAATGAGTATGGAATCAGTCCTCAGAACTTCGTCTATTATCGGGCGCTAGATGGAGACGTGTCAGACAACGTGCCGGGCGTGCGTGGGTGCGGCCTAAAGACCATTTTTAAGGCTTTCCCTATGTTGGCTGGGGCCAGAATAGAACTCAATGCCATAAAGGAACACTCAATACTAAACGATGGTAAATTGAAGGTCTATGAGACGATTATTGCTAACTGGCAAGACGTAGAGCGCAATTACGCACTTATGCAGTTAACCGACACGGCATTAACCACTGTGGCTCAATTACACGTAAAAGAGGTTCTTGATAATCCCATACCTAAACTCAATAGATTTGAGTTGGCTAGGTTGATTGGAGAAGACAAACTAACGAACAGCATACAAAATTTTCCTCTTTGGTTGAATGAATGTTTTAACAAATTAAATAGTTTCGTAAGGGATTGATATGAATAATAAAAAACTCACAAAAATAAATAAGTCATGTCCAAAATGGTTAGATGAATGGAAAGATAAAGTCAATTCAAAAATAAAGTTGGAGATACCCGAATCCATATGGAAAAAGACCCCCAAAAAGAAAAGCCCACCAAAGAAGAAGAATACGAAGACGCGATAATGGTTGCGTATCAGAAAAAAGGTAGCGGAGAGTGGGAACGCGTAGAAATTCCGTATAAGAAAAAGAAAAAACGATAAAAGAAAGAGGGCGCCGGGTTCTATCCCAGTCGCCCTCTTTTATGCGCCGTCTTTCTTAACCTACCCAGCCTTTGGGTGGTTGCGCGTATTTGTCAGGAAAACTCTGAGGGAGATTTGATGAAAGTGCAGTATAAATTGGCACTCCCATAGCAATCAAAGCTTCTCGACTTGCGTAATATATATCAATAGAGCAGGCCAAAACACCCTTATCAAATGGAATGGTTTTTACTCTACTTCGTTCTTTTCGACCCCATTCTGTTCCCATGTCGAATTCGGCCTTTGGTTGTTCTCTTTCCATTTCTGCATAACCAAATCTGCCTTCTCCATAAAGACCACCAGCAGATGCTACTGCGATGTTGTCAGAAGAATATTGTGCAGATTGACCACCAGCACGAGAACGGACTTTACCACTTAATTTACGTGATGTGTCTCCACCTTTCGTTCCAGAACATTTTGTGTAACTTGGACTGATGGGACCAGCATCACCATCACGTACGGGTATGTAATTGTCCTCAATCATATCTTGTAGATTGAAGTTGTTACAATTGTAAGTTACGTTACTTTGATAACCGCCTGTACCGTGGAATGTAGGACCAGCACTCCACGATGCTGATACAGTGCAAGTTGTGAATGGTGGATTACTTACCCAGGGTGGTGCCACCGTAGGGCTTGGTGTTGGAGCCAACCACTGAGGGGTAACATTCCACTGAACAGATGGTGTCGAACTGTAAATAACTACAGGTTCCTTTTCATAGAAGAATTTCATTCCTATGATACCACAATTCTTTTCAGAACCGTCTTCTTTAGATTGGGCGTAGGTATTCCCATAGAACTTGTACCCGAATCTGAACATTGCCCATTCTTCATCAGAGAATCGAAATCCTTTGATTTTTTCTGCCGCGTAGGCATCAACGATATAACCGGAGTCATTTACCGTTGCTGTTTTTCCTGTGAGAACATTTAGGCTGTCCACAGAACCAACTGCAAGAACTCTCTTGTAGTGATTGTTTTTTATTTCGATAACGTATTCTGAGCCATTTTTGGCTTCAATGAATGTCTTACCTTGGTGGTAGTATTGTTTGCAACGATTACCGTTGCAGAGGATATTGAGATCAAAACTCATATTTCTTATCTTTCTTTTAGTTGTTTTAGACTACTAAACTCAAGCGGCTCATACAGCCGATTTCGTATGGTCATATATAGAAAGAAATATGAAAAACGCTTAATTTTATTTGATATCGTGAAATTTAAGATTTGCTATTTTGTCTGCTCTCAGAGAAGAGACAACATCCCTTCCATAATCTTTCCAATTTTTAATACCTTTTTTCCTTGCTCTCTCAGTAGCTTTTTTGATTTTGTTACAATCGTTACAAAACAATGTTTGTCTTCCTCTTTCATTTTTTTCAGCAGGAACTTTTTTACATCTAAGACAAAAACCTTTGTTCAATGCAGTAAGTCTTAATATTTGAAGTTCATCTGTACAATCTTTACAAAGTTTTTTTCCCGGCATTGGTGGATTTGGACATCGTGTGCAAGAACCACGTTTTTGTGCCAATTTTTCTCTAGCGGCTCTAAATTGAGAAAGATGATTTTTACAGTAGGGGCCAGGTGTTCCATCTTCTTTTTTTGGTGGTGGTTCACATTTAAGTCCACCAGAAATACACTGTCCTTTTGCTCTTCTTGATTGCTTAATTTTTTTTAAGGCAAAATTCATTCTTTGTTTATGGTCCATGTTCTTTAGAGCAGAAATTTCTTCCGGGGTAAGGTCGTATTCATCGCTAGTTCGATACGGGTCACCGTAAATCCTAGCTTCTTCCACAGATTGTGCAATGAGCTGTTTTAATTTGATGTTTGCCATGTCTATAAATATACTTAGTCCGGTGGACAAATTAAAAAAGACCAGGCTTGGTATAATATGTTTACTCCTGAGGCCTGTAGTGTAAGATACCCCTCAAATCATATGGAAGAAATTGACAATCTGAAAAAATACGGTCCTGAATTCCAATCAAAGTGTGTTGCTTCGGTAATCATGGACCAAGTGTTCTTGGAGAGAATACTCGACATTTTAACACCTGACTATTTTGAGTCAGACGCAAACAAGTGGATAATCCAACAAGTCATGGATTACTTCGTAAAATATAAGGCAGCCCCGACGTTTCACGTTTTATTGCTTAAGACGGTGGAGATTAAGGGCGATATGTTAAAGTCTGCTATTCACGAACAGCTTAAACATGCAGCTAACCACCTTCAATCAACCGACTTAACATTCATAAAAGAACAGTTTTTGGAATTTTGTAAAAATCAAAAAATGAAGAATGCTATCGTAGCATCCACAGACTATCTTAAATTGGGCGAATATGACCAGATTAGAAAAGTTGTTGATGAAGCATTAAAGGCCGGTGCTGAAAGGAATTTGGGACATGAATATCTTGTAGATGTTGAAAAACGTATGTCTGAAATGTGTAGGAGTGTTGTTAAAACCAATTGGAAAGTCGTTGATGACCTTTTGGATGGCGGTTTGGCCAAAGGTGAACTAGCATTCGTTGTCGCACCAGCAGGTTCGGGTAAAACTTGGCTTTTGATAAAAATAGCAGCAGAAGCAATGAGAAATGGTATGAACGTAGCTCATATCACGTTGGAGTTGAATGAAAACTATGTAGGTCTAAGATACGATAGTTGCTTTACCGGAATTAATTTCCAAGACATTCGTAAAAATCTTGATGTAGTCAAAAAGAAGATTGATGCTATTTCGGGTAAATTGTTTATCAAATATTTCCCAATCAAAACCATTGCCTCACATGCAATCAAGTCGCATGTCGAACGTATTCAAATGTTAACCGGTAACAAGATTGACCTTATTGTGGTTGATTATGCTGACCTTCTAAGACCTGCGGTGGCAGAGAGAAACTCAAATTCTTACAGTGAAGCCGGTTCTGTGTATGAAGAACTTAGAGCAGTAGCAGGTGAACTTCAAGTGCCTGTATGGTCGGCGTCACAGTCTCATAGAAGTGCTCATGAAGCTGATACTATTCAGGCACAGAATGTTGCTGACTCCTATCGTAAAATTATGACAGGAGACTTCGTTATCAGTCTTTCGAGAAAGATGGAAGATAAACAAGCAGGCAGCGCACGTATTCACGTTATAAAAAACCGTTTTGGTGCCGACGGTATGACGTTCCCAACTTATTTTGATGCAAGTTGTGGGGATATTAGAATTCTTGACCCCAATTCAGAAGAAGGTCATTTGCTTGATGAAAAGATGAAAGCTGACGGAGACAGAATGAACAATATAGTTCAAAACAACTGGGACCAGATTAAGAAAAATAGAAAAAACTTGATGGACGAAGAGTAATCAGACATCGCTATTTTCTGGTATATAAAAAAAGTTTCAAACGCAAAAAAATAGTTTTGTTTTGCACACCATTTTAGAAAAAACAAATCCTAATTATCCCTTTGTAAAAGCAAAAGAGAAATTTTAGGATATATGAACGAAGAAGATATGGCAAAAAAGACGGACTTCAATAAGATTACAACAAGATTCGAAGATGTAAAAAAGCAAACCACAGAAGAGTATTTTAATGGAAATCAATTTTCAATTGATGCCTTCAATAAAAAATATTCGGCAGTAGAAGGTGAGACGTATGTTCAAGCCGTTAGGCGTGTGGTTGATTATATCGCTTCTGTGGAGAAAACAGAAGAACTCCGAAAGTATTGGAGCGAACGATGGTTCGATGAAATCTACAACGATTGGTGGCACCCAGCGGGGTCAATCATGCAAGGTGCTGGGACGTATCGAAAGATTTCGATGGCTAACTGCACAACGATTTCTCTAGGTGTATTGCGAGAAGATGAAGAATGGGACAGTCTTGAAGCAATCATTAAAAATTGTTCTTACACTGTGGCAAAATGTGCAGCATACCGTCAAGGTCTTGGTGTAGATTTTAGTCGCCTTCGTCCTAACGGTACAAAGGTTCTGAATAGTGCTAACAAATCCACCGGTGCTGTTCATTGGATGAAACACGTTGATGGTATTGGTTATTCTGTTGGTCAGAAGGGCCGTATTCCAGCAATGTTATTTTCACTTAGTATTAATCACCCTGATATAGAAGAATTCATTACAGTAAAAAGTGATTATACCAAAATCCAGAACGCAAACATATCGGTTCAACTTACAGAGAAATTTTACAAAGCTGTAGAAGATGATAAGGATTGGGAATTATCTTTTGAGGTTCCAGGCATTAAAAGGGGAGATAAGGTTTATATTGATGTTCATAGCATTGATATGAACACGGTGCGTGAAAAAGAAACAGGCAAATTTTATAAGATTGCTACACATGATAAAAAGAAGGAAGTATTTTCTAAAGTAGTCAAGGCCAGAAAGTTATTGGAATTGATTGCGAAGAACATGCATCAAAATGCTGAACCAGGTATTCAGAATATTGATATTGCTAGAAAGTATTCTAATTCAGATTACATGTATGACCCGGTTGATGAATATGACAGTCGTATTATTGGAACCAATGCTTGCTCTGAACAGTATCTAAGCCGTGAGTCTCTTTGTGTTCTGTCATCACTGAATGTAGGAAAATTTTCTACTAATCCAGCAATTTACGTCAAACAGCTTGAGAGAATTGGTGTTTCTATGAATCGGTTTTTGGATAACGTCAATGAATGTGAGTTGGTATATGAAACGTATGCTACTCCACATCAAAGATTGGCTATTGAGAAACTTCGTAGAACGGGTGCTGGTGTAACTAACATTGTAGAATGGTTGTTTAAGAAAAAGATGGCCTATGCTACAAAAGAGGCTAATGAAGCTTTTGAAGAATTTATGAAACTGTTCAACTATTGGCTATATTATAGTTCTGAACAGAGTGGTAAGGAAAAAGGTAATTTCGGATTATTCAATAAAGAGAAATGGAAATCTTCTCCGTTTGTTAAACGTATTCTTGATGAATCGGTTAAACTTCATGAGAAGTATGGCACGCCTATTCTTACAGGTAACTACGCTAGAAACGTAACCAATAGTTCCATAGCTCCTGTAGGAACATTGACACTGATGTTCAGATACATGTTGATGAGCTATGGAATTGAAGCTGCCTTCTTTTTGTATTTCTGGAAAAGGACCAGAATGGAAGGTGCTTACAAGTATTATTTCATCGTGCCAAAGGCTATAAGAGACGCATTTGAAGAAGCTGGGTTTCCTATTCCAATGAAATCTGATACCATTGCTGATGATTGGGATGGGCGACATGGAAGACCTATTGCTGAGTATATTGATAAACATTTAGATAAGGTTGGTATCAAATTTAAATCATCTACCGATATTGACCCAATGGATAAACTTGAGTTTATGTCTCAAGTAATGAAATGGGTTGATTCGTCTATTTCTACAACTTATCTTCTTCCTGTCGGTTCTGATTGGAAGTCGGTGTATAAGTTCATTCTTGCTTCTCACGAAAAGGAAGTTAAGTCTATTGCTGCTTTTCCTGATAAGAAGATGTATGGTATTGTGTCCAACGTTGCTTTTAGAGATTTGGCATTCAAGTTAAAAGATGAAGGTATCGGAATACATCACCAGAACTTTTCTGATGAAGAATTGAAAGAACTGAATTTATCACGGCAAACAATAAGCAAGGGGTGTGTAGATGCTCCCACAAGACTTCCTGTTTTGGATGCGGACATACACGTTGTAAATGTTAAGGGAGAGAAATTCTGTATTGTTGTAGGTATTCAGAATGGGCAACCGTATGAAATTTTTGGTGGACATTTAAATGGTCTTGGTCTAAAATCAAATTTCAAGAAAGGTAAGATTTCAAAAGTTAAACATAGACAATATGCTCTTGAAATGGGAGATATTGTAATTGATGATTTTAGCAAACAATTTACCCCAACAGAACAAATCATGTTTAGGTTAGCATCTACGAGCCTTCGTCACGGTGTTCCTATTCATTTTATTGTTGACCAATTACAGAAAGCTTCTGAGGATATTACTTCTTTGGGTGCTGCTGCCGCTAGGGTGTTAAAGAAATATATTAAAGATGGTGAAGTTATAAAGGGTCAATCCTGTCCAAGTTGCGGTAATGGGTTAGTATATCTTGAAGGATGTGTTTCATGTACAACTTGTGGTTGGAGTAAGTGTTCATAATAATATCTTTTCGGAAACGTTTTTATATTTATAAATGATACCTAGTTATAATAGGAGATTATATGGACAAACAAGAATCCGAAAAATATATGGATAATACAAACGCGACACATCTTGAACCGAGGGTAGCAAGACTTGAAACCGGTCTTGAGACGTTGACACGAAATGTAAGTGAAATGGCAGTATCTATTAGAGAGAACGCCACTAATACCAACCAGAAGATTGATAGTCTTATTGTTGCTGTTACCCAAGCCCAAGCCCCAAAGAAAACTGACTGGGGACTGTTCATATCTGCCATAGGCCTTATCCTTGCCCTTGGAGCAGCCGTTCTTATTCCTCTCAACAATGCTACCAACGACAACAAAAGCCGAATCGAGGCATACCACGAATCAATGGTTGAACATCAAAAGATGGACATGCATCCTGTAGGTTGGGCCAAGGTTCAGGCATTGGACCAGAAGTATGACCGAGCACAGCTTGACATGGTGGAACGAGATAAGTCGCTTGATATTAAGATACAGAAAGAGTATCAACTAATGAACGAGACGGTCAAGGCAGAAATTGTGGCTCTTGACCTTCGGCTCCAACGTGAGTTTATGCTCGTCAATGACCGCAATGGAGCACGACTGGATAAGATTGAGTCACGCAATAAAAATAGAGACGACCTTGACCAAGAAGAACTAAGGTCTTGGAGAAGCAAGGCAAATGGATTAAGCACTCCGGCCTCCGTGGTTCCACTTATTCCCACACAGCTTCCCGTTGTGCCAGCATTGAAGTAAGTTGTTGACAACTACATCAAAATGAGTTATATTTGTTCCTTATGCCGGAAAATTATTTTGATGCCAGTAGGGTTGTAATAAGGAAGATTGAAAAATCCCTAGCAGAAGATATGATTGTGAAATATCACTATTCTCACAAGTGGTCTTTATGCCAAGTAGCTTATGGCGTTTTCTATAGAAGCGATAAACAATCTAAATTCATTGACGCAACCGAAGAAAAATTGATTGGTTGTATTGTGTTTGGTCAGCCTGTTGGTAGAGGCGCTGCCGAATCAATTTCCAAACTGATAAGCGTTTATGAAGTATTTGAACTGACCCGCCTTTTTATTCACGATGGTTATGGAAGAAATATTGAGAGTTATTCTATTTCAAAAGCATTAGAATTTCTAAGACGGGATTTTCCTACCATAAAGGCCATCATTTCCTATGCGGATGGTGAACAAGGTCATAAAGGAACCATCTATCAGGCGTGTAATTTCTATTACCAAGGCAATTCCTCTCTGGCTTTGATGCCTAACTATTCGGTTTCGTTGGTAGGACCACCGTATCAATGGATTCACTCAAGAACCATTTCATCAACATATGGTTCACATAATGTAGAACATTTGAAGAAAAAAATCGGTCATACGTTCTGGAGAAAAAAGGAATCTTCAAAACACAGATATGTTTATCTTTTAGGCAATAAAACAGAAAGAAAACTCATTTTAAGGAACCTAAAGCATCCTTTTGATTCTGTGTATCCAAAAGATACTACACACAAAGATGAAATTGAACAGGTTGTTGTAGATAATCCAATAGAAAATCGTTTCTTTGGATGAACTTCCGATATTTATAAGTATGATGGATAGTGGCTATTTGATTATTGATATGGAATCAGACGGTGGGACCAGAAATATACAGATGTTATCGTTTGATGGAAGTTTCAATCAGAAAATAGAAAAGTTTAATCAGGAGTTTCCTGAATTTGGTGGTAGAATTGTTAAATTTATAGATAGGGATACAGGTGAAGTAAAAAATGGTCCTAGACAAAACACTACTCAAAAATTAGGAAATGATGACATTACACGTAAAATGGTGGATTATATAAAGTTAATTGTGAAACCAAAAATGAATGAAATTTCGGCGGGCGAAGAGTTAAGTGCCAACATTATAATTGATAGGCAGACCGTGGGTGGTTATAGAACAGTAAATTCTATTTACATCAATGGTGGTTTTGAAAAGGGTATAGATAAATTTAAGAGAGATTTGCCTTTAATTTACAAAGATGTAGTACAATTTGTTGACCCAGAAACAGGAGAGACAGTAAAAGGTCCGATGTATGATACAACTACGCAACAAGTTAAAGGGTATCAAGTTCAGAATAAACTACATTCAGGAATTAAGCAACAACCACCATTAGAAGACACACAACACGAACCAAGAGACAGAATGGAGAATCCAAATATGAGCGAAGCAACCAAATTTAGAAACATAGTAAAAGAGTGTATCTCTGAAATAAAAAGAGAGCGCAATCCAAGAATCCGTCTCAAGGAATCATTGCGAAATGTAGTTAAGACCGTTCTAAAAGAAATGGCTACCACCACAGGACTTCCAAAGCCAGATGAAACTGAAAAGACCAAAATTCAGAAGGGATACAACAAGGATGGTAATGAAAGATTGGACAAGGACAATGAAAAGTTGCTTGCTGAACTTGAAACTATTATTCATGGTATTGATTCTAAATGGGAAGTTTATTGGGATGATCATGGCCAACTAATTGTTCGTGCTCAAAATCTTCTTTATGTTCGTATTTGCCCACAATTTGAAAATAATTACAACGTTGATGCTATGGTTAAGTTGGTTGATAGAGTTCGTGCTATTGCTCTTACGTGGGACCAAGTTAAAGCATTCGTTAAAGCAAACTTCTCTGCTTTGAAGCCAGAAACCAAGGCTGATGGTCTTAAACAGAAAGCAATGGACCATCTTAAAGACAGGGAAGTTATCAAGAAGGATGCTGGTCCAGAGAGCCAGAAAGTCAAGGTAAGATACCAAGACCCATCAGAACCATCCGTTAAAAGTACAAAGAAAGATGATGGAAATTACAACGAGCCTCAAACCAAGAGGGATGAAGATATGCCAGACCAACCAATGAAACAGGTCACAGACCCAGGCAAAGACCCTGAAAGCAAGAATAAAAATATTAAGAAGACGGATAAAGTAAAACCGCCTAAGCACAAACTTGATAAGAAGTTGAGAATTCCTGACAAGAAAACTTCTAAATTTACTCTTAAACAGGTAAGTTAATGAAACCATTAAAGTTAAAATATATCATAACAGAGGCAATTCTTCAAACTTTAAATGAAGAGAGTGGTCATTTATATGAAGAGGACCACAAATATAGTTACGAAAGTGGAATAAAGTGGGGTCGCAAATTTAAAATGGAAGGCAAAACACTAGAACAGTTATTGGAAAATTTTCCTAATTTACCTCGCGCCTTTATAAAGGGGTTTAAAGTTGGGTATGGAGATTCTACTTGGATGAAGTTCAATGATAAACTTACCAATTGGCTTGCTCGTTTGGGTAGTAGTAGGTTGCGTTAATAAATTTTAAGCTTTTATCAATTCATCAAAAATCCGCACTTCGGTGCGGATTTTATTTTTGGGCTTGACTTTTTATAGGGGTATGATAGAGTTTTGATATGGAGAAATGCCACAACACAAAATTTTTACGGGATGAATTCTCGACTAAAATAATGTTGACAACTTCCGGGTCTATAGTATGATGCTCAACTGTAGGCTCTAATAAATCAAGAGCAACACACACAAGAGGTATTATTATATGAGTATAAGAAAAACACAACGTAAGAACAAAACAAAGCAAGTCATTATTTGGCCATCAAACGATGATTACTTTACCGTCAAAAGCTTAGTAACATTGAATCCACATATGCTTACTTCTGCTCCCAAACCATCAGACATAACTCTCAGGGTTCGTTTGAACAAAGCAATTAACGAAGAAAATCTGGTATCTGTCATAGGTCACAAGAATTGTGGTAAGGGAAGACCTGAACTAGTCTTTGCTATGAAACCTGTAAAACAGACCGCCATTGACAAAGCGAAGGCTGATAATATCATGATTGATATGCCAAGACTCATTCCTGTTATGGATATTTCTTCCCAACCAAAGGTCAACATAACTCCCGTAACTATTATAGCTAAACAGGCAGTCAATGCCTAATAACAAAGGCAAAAGTGCCATGCATATGAAAAAAAAGAGAAACACCACAAAGAAGAACGCTAAGATTCTCAAAATTCATATGTATGGTATTTTTGATACCAAAAAAGAAACGGTAGTTAAGATAAGCATGGACCGACTAGAAATAGATATGGACATAGCTTTAATGGGCGGTCTTGGTGATAGTTTAACGCAATGTGAATTTGACATTGCGTTGGTCATTTAAGTTTTAGAGCCTGCTTCTACCTGCCAAAGTTTAAAGGAACCTTTGAATGAAAGATCTTCCTTATAAACAAATATTTGCTTGTCCTTGCTTATCTGATTTTTTATCATCTGAATTTTTTGGTTGCTTCCATACATAAGTGGTTTGTCGAATTCACCACCAAAAATTACAGACAGTACATTACTTAATTTGAAATGATGAAAGAAAATGGTATCATCATTATCATCTATATAATTATACCTCAATGGTGCTTTCATACGTTTTCCCTCACCTTTAATGTCTATGGTTTTATCAGGGCCTTTGTAAAAAAATCCACTAGCATGTATTTTATAGTAATAAATGATAGCTTCCGGTGGAAGTTTAAATGTTTTTATAATGGACAGGGAACCTACAATTAGAGGCATATCCATTTTTATATCAAACAAAACATATGAACTATTGCTCAGTTTAAAACAATGATAATAAATGGGGTTTTTTATAGTTTCTTTGTTGTTGACTTTTTGAATAGGCATAATACACTATAACTATGAGTGCGTCACCATTTTATGAAATCGAATCTGTATCAGAGGAAATTAAAAAAAAGGCAGAGGAAGATTCTAAAAACAAAATTACCCCCAGACGAAAAGTATATGCTGTTGATTCCGTACTCGATTCTTTCACTGAGGGAATGAAGTTTGATATTGATGCCGAAAGAAAGAGTTTCGTTGATGACCTTGAAAAACTGACGCATATGAGTGTAGAAGAATTTACCTTCTATAAGAAGTTTGAAGAAATTAAGGCCATAGGGGATTACATCAAAGATTATGAAACAAAGGCTAAACCTAAAATTTGGTCGCCTACCGATATTTACAATGAAGAACTTACCACCAAGGAAATCAACGCACTTCAACCAAGAATGGTATTGACTACAGATGAACTATCAGAACGATTGTGGACAACACTTAGAATTTATTGTAGTAGTGCTGAGTATAATCAAGCACCTGGTAGATTTCTGAAATTCTTTTTGATGGATGATACATCAGGTAAAGTGTTGGGTATTTGTTCCGTAGCTAGTGATGTAATTTCTATTTCTGATAGAGACAAATTTATTGGGTGGACTTCGGATGATAAGTTGGTCCATAAAATGTTAAAGTATTCTGCCATTGGAACTACCATCGTTCCAACACAACCATTTGGTAGTAATTTTCTCGGAGGTAAGCTTACAGCAGTAATGGTAACTTCAAAGGTTGTTAGGGATGCTTGGGAACAACAAAACTATGGTGAAGCTATAGCTTGTAAATTAGTCGGTATGACTACTACCAGTTTGTATGGTCGCCCCTCTATGTATGATGGATTGAAGTGGTGGAAGGGTGTTGGTCTATCTAAAGGTAAGATTCCTGTAAAGCCATTTGAGAGGGCATATAAAGGATGGCACGATTGGTTGAAACAACATCGAGCAAAAGAGTATGATAAGGCTATGACTCAGAAGGAAGATGTTAAGGGTCCTGTCACAGGCGCAAAAATGAGGGTCTTATCAATGATATTCAAGGAATGTAGGATAAGTCAATCTGACTATGTTCATGGATTTGAACGGGGTGTATATTACTCGTGTTTCTATGAGAATACAAAAGAATTTCTCTGTAGGAAAATTACAGAGGATAAATTGGTGATGAAGCCACTATTTAAAGATGACGCCAAAGCCATTTTGGATTGGTGGAAACCTAAAGCAATAGAAAGGTATAAGAAATTAAAAGCTGATGGAAGATTAAATCCTGAAAAGCTTTTTTATAGTAAAATAAGTGACCCAGACGTGAAATACGAAGACGCAAAGAAATTGTATTTCAATGCTGTGGGTCGTTAATAATTATAGTATATATGGGGAAAACAATTAGACGCAATGATAGATGGAAGAAAGATCGAAGAGATCAAAACTTCAAAAAAAGTAAAAAGTTCAAAGAGTTCAAGAAGGGTGGATTTACACCGCTCAAAACTAATCTACCATCGGTAGATGAAGAACCAACCGAAATAACAGATGATAGTATTTCTAACAATCCTTAAAGCTGTATGCTTTGTTTTACTTGTCCTCATAATCAACTGGGAACTGCGCAGAGTTGACGGATTAGAAAAACAAATAAAGAAACTGAATGCGGATATAAATTCTTTACATCAAAACCAACGAGTGTTAGTATCCAATCTTAAAGTAATACAGAATGATTTAAGGAAGCATGACAAGCGAAAGCTCAAACTCAGATTCGGTGGTGAAAAAACGTGGACGGAAGAAGGTAGTCAAGGAAGAAATGACGGCGAAACCGGTGGGTCTGTTTGACCACGTAAAACACGTTCGCAGTATTCAGAATCCGAATTATTACAAAAATCTAAGTGAGTTAGACAGAAAGACGTTTAACCCATTTATGATACTCAAGGCGTTGAGTATGAATCCAACGCTTGTAGATGATATATCTACCCTGTTCAGGTATTTTGATAAGGTTCCACATGCGCAATTTTATCAACTTCTGATAGGTTTAATCCCATCAGATAAAAGATTCTATCCTTGGGTCAAAACAAAGAAAAAGCCATTCGGTAAAAGGCTTCTTGAGTTGATTGCTGAGTATTTTGAAATTTCCGAAAAAGAAGCAGCAGAGTATGCTACTTTATTGTTCCCAACCGATAAAGGCAAAAAGGAATTGGAAGAACTTTGTAGAAATTTTGGATTAAACGATAAAGAGGTTGACTCTATTATGAAAGGTAGTGATAAAGATGACGAATGATAAACCGATTGTTATAGGCGTGGGCGGCTTCGCTCGCAGTGGCAAAGATACCTTTGTCAAGATAGCAAGAAAAATTCTCAAGGAACATGGTTATAGTTCGATTAAGTTAGCATTCGCTGACACTCTCAAAGATGAAATTGATGGATTTCTAAAATCTAATTACAACATCAGTGCGTGGACAAATGATGACGACGAAAAGATGATTATACGCCCATTCTTAGTAGCTCATGGGTGTGGTAAGAGGGGTATATCGAATGGTAAGTATTGGATTGATAAAATAGACCAACTTATAGAAGGTATTCACTTTAATGAGGATGTAATTTTCATCAGTGATTGTAGATTTCCAAATGAGGTTGATTGGGTTCATCAAAAGTGGAATGGGTGGTTTGTTCATGTTAAAAAATATCTTATTAAGAAATATGATAAAAGTTCATTTGAGTGGAGTGAAAAAGAATATAAAGTATATGACGCATCACCTAATGATGAAGAAACTACAAATGACCCTATTTGTGAAGGAAAGGCTGATTATCGTTTGGAAATGGAAAATGCCATTGAGAAAGCACTAAGAGAAACAGGAGTTAAAATTACTCCAGAGTCATTGGTGGACAATAGTTATCTCAATGGAGAAATACTAACATGTCTGAAAAAATGTCCTTTATTGACGTTGGAATAAAAACCGATTCCTCTGTGTATTTGGTGGAGTGTGTTGCGCCAGACCAGAATAAAATTTTCAGAGATACTATTGATAAGTTTCATAGTTACGTGAAGTATAAAGATTCTCCCACCAGAAATATTCGTTGGTTGGTCTATGAAACTATAACAGGGAATCAAATCGGAGCGATTGGGCTGTCATCTGCCACAATCGCCGTTTCTGTTAGAGACAATTATATTGGATGGGACAATGAAACCAAAATGAAGAACTTATGTTGTTTGGCAAATAACTCAAGATTCTGTTTGGCCCAAACACGTATTACCATCAAGAACGCAGCATCATCAACTCTAAGACAGATGCGGTTATCAGGAGCAAAAAGATGGAAAGAAAAATACGGAGACGACTTGATTCTGTTGGAAACGTTTGTTCAACCAGAAAGGGATGAAGAATATAATAATCACAAGTTGAGGGCTGGTTCTTGTTACTTAGCAGACAATTGGATATATATTGG